AGGGTAGGCGTGAACACCGAGTTCCAATTAATTGTTGAAGAACTAGAAAGTGATACATTCTCTGGATTCTATCCTGGCCAGTTTATATTATTTGATGACATATCTTCATTCTTCAATGGAGAACGTAAGAAGTTTACTTTATCTGTAACAACTAGTGGAACTACTGAAATTTTAAGTCTCAAGACTCCGCCTGGAAGTGATATGGATATTACTAATAATATCTTCATATACATCAATGATATTCTACAGACTCCACAATCTTCTTACACATTTAAGGGAAGTAGAGTTATCTTTACAGAAGCTCCAAAGGAAAATTCTAAATGTTCAGTATTCTACTTCAGAGGATCTAAACGAGATGTGGAAACAATTGAACCAGCAACAACATTGAAGCCTGGTGATGAAATTGAAATAAAAGAAAATAGATTCACCATTGGTGATGTAGACCAATTTGAGAGAACTGCAAAAAGAATAATTGCATCTGATATTTTAGAAACATTCACATACAATAGTATTGGAATTGATACTTCTCAAGATGCAGATAGACCTCTAACTTTAGAGAAACAAAGACATGACCAAATTTTATCTGGTGTTCTAATATCTAAGGCAAGGCCTAGTTTGAAGAGTCGTGTTCTACCGACAACCAGATTAATAAAAAATGTTTCTCAGACTGATGAGACAATCTATGTAAGTAATGCTTTCCCAGTATTCAACGCTATTGATAAATTACTACAATCTGAAAGAAACATTCAGATATTTGATGATACAGAAGTATTACCAGGCATCATTACCTCTGTTGTTTCTACATCATCTAGTATATCATCTCTATCAATAGGATTCGGAGGAACAGGATATACTAATCTTTCATCTCCAAATGTTGCTATTTCAAGTGCGTTAATTAAACGCAAAGATCCTATATCTGCTTGGAGATTTGATGCTATTACTGGTATTACATCTTCTGTTGAATTTAAAGCTCTAACAAAAGAAGAACCAATAATTGCTGTTGGTTCAAGTAGTTTTTATATGAATACTAAGAGTGGAACATTCTGGGAAAGAGGTAGAATTGGATTTGGTGGAACTGTAACCTTCAATGGTGTTGGCGTAGGAAATAGCGGAACGTCTGATGTTTATGCAATGGCTGTGGGTGATTATGGTTCAATGGCAAGAGCTGTTTCAATAGGTAACAGTTTGTCTACATGGACTGCATTAGGATTATTTGAGAAGAGACAGATACCAGCTATCAACCAAACACTTACATTACCAAGTACATATCAAGGTAATTTCCAAGATGTGATTTGGGAAGGAACTAGAGATACATGGGTCGCTGTTGGAGCTGCTGGATCTATATTTACTGCGGTGGGTCTTACAACTGCAGCTGCATTTAGTCAATTCTCAGGAACAATACAACAACTAAACTCAGTTTGTTATGGTCAGGCAGAATTTATTGCAGTTGGTAATGGTGGAGTAATTATTGCATCTAACGATGGAACAGGTTGGGCTGATAAAGTTAGTAACACACAAAATGACTTGAATGATGTAATATATGATGGAAATAGATTTATTGTTGTAGGAGATAGTGGTACTATTGGTATTTCAACTGATAAAAATTTCTGGCAACCTTGGAGTCAACAGTTGCCAGCTGGAACTGTTCACCCAGCCACATTTGACTTTAAGACACTTAAGTTTATTGATAATATTTACATTGGAATTAGTACAGTCGGTGATCTATATTACTCGTTTGATTTAGCTAACTGGAATAAGAGGGATATAGATCAGAGTAATGAGATTCGTGACATGGTAGAAACACCGTTTGGTGACTTTGCAAGTCGTAGAGTAATTATTGTTGGATCTGGAACAACAACCTTCTATGCAGACCCAGTTACTAACAGAGCAACTGCTACTGCGTCTGTAACTGCTGGTGTAATTACATCTGTAACTGTAACTGATGGTGGATTTGGTTATGAGGTTGGTAGTAATCCACCAGTAATCGTTGAAACTGATAAGACTACAAAAGAAGATGTATTGGCTGTTGATGCAGTAGGTGACTTTGGAGACATAGTAGGAATAAATACTTGGTTGCCAGGAACTGCTGATAGACTTCCCCAGTTGGCGTTTACATTGAAGTCTCAATTCAATGACAATACTAACTTAGGTTATGGATATTCATCACTTAATCAACTTGGGGTTAATTTTAGTGGATTATCTCAAGGAGATTACTTTACCATATATGATAGTTCATTAGTTGTTGGACATGCCTTAACAGGTATTACAACTTCAAGTGGTTCTAGAGTTCCTGTGGGTATGGTGACTGCTGGTGATTATCTTGGTGGTGTATTCAGAGTAGAACAAGTTACTACTGGAGATGCAATATCTGGATTAGCGACTGTAACGTGTGCCTTCTTACCAGGCCCAGTTTCATATGGTAATAATATGATCCAAGTTGGTCTTGCCGTGACATCAAACATGGATACCTTCTGGGGTAAATATAGTTGGGGTAAATTCTTTGGATATCAGAACCGTGCTTCTGGAAATCCTAAAGATTTCTTCGTCAATTCAAACAATGGTTTAACAGGAATTTCTACTGCTCCAGTAGTTTCCAGAAAGAAACCATTAACTTAACCACTAAATAAAACAAAAAGACTAGTTTTTTTAAAATGCCTGCCATAATATCCGAACAGTTTAGAATTTTAAATGCCGAGACTTTTGTGCAAAGTTTTGTCGGAGTCGGATCTACTGTTAACAAATACTATGCGTTCATGGGACTTCCAAATTCCATAGAACCAAAGGCAGGCGGTACTGCCACATGGCCAACTAACACCCCTGCACCTCTAGATGGATTTGAAGAAGAGTATTCTATCAAAGAATCTATTATTGCAATGAAGAAAGTGACTGACAAGGATGTTCGTAGACTTGTTAGAAAGGTATCATGGGTTGCTGGTACTACCTATGAGATGTATAGACATGACTACAATATTTACAATTTAACACCAATTACTTCACAAGGTAGTTTGTACGAGGCAAATTACTACATAGTAAATGAAGACTTGAAAGTTTACATCTGTCTGCAAAATGGATCAGACCCTGAGAACCCAAAGGGAAGGCCTTCATATGACCAACCCACATTTGTTGACCTTGAACCAAGGGCAGCTGGCACTAGTGGCGATGGTTACGTTTGGAAATATCTTTATACAATTAAACCATCCGAAATCATTAAATTTGATTCTATTGAATACATACCAGTGCCCGAAGACTGGGGCAAACAAGGCGAGACTGTTGCAACAAAGGCTAACGCTATAGATGGAAAAATCGAAGTTGTGGTTGTTGATAATCGAGGCTCTAACTATCAACCAATCTCTACATCTTTTGCCAATGTTCCAATTCTCGGAGATGGATCAGGAGGAAAGGCTACAATTACGGTTGATTCTTTCGGAAAGGTATCTGAAGTATTTGTTACTGACGGAGGAGAAGGATATACCCACGGATCAATACAGTTTTTCCCAGGCGCTCCTGGCTCTGAGTCTGGCGGTGTTCTTGCTAACCTTACCAATACTGGAATCGGAACAACCTCCAATGCAGGGTTCAGTGTAATCATTCCACCAAAAGGCGGCCATGGATATGACATCTATAGAGAGTTAGGTGCATATAGAGCATTATTATATTCCAGATTTGAAACATTAGAAACTAACCCTGATATTATTGAAGGTAATGACTTCGCTAGGGTTGGACTTATAAAAAATCCCACTGTGTTTGGTAGTAGTACAGAATTACTAGACACTGCTATGGTCAGTGGTTTAAAGGCAGTCAAACTTGCTGGTGTAACGACAGCGACAACTTATGCTGTTGACTCTGAAATTACTCAAACAGTCGGTTTAGGATCGACTGCGATTGGATATGTAGCGTCATGGGATAATGTTACTGGAGTATTGAAGTATTATCAACCTATGGGTCTTGCATCTAGTGAAACTGGATATAAGATAATTCCATTTACTTCTAATCCCGATGCTGGATATGGATTGACGATTAGTGGATCGTCTGTGACAGGTTCATTATTGTCTATTGATACTAGTTACAACGGTGTCAGTACCTCAATAAATAATAAAGTCTATCAACTTGGTATGAGTTTTAGTGCTGGTATTTCATCAGCAGAATTCAATACTAAGTCAGGTGAAATAATCTATATTGATAACAGGACTGCGATTCCTAGATCCGCAAGTCAAAAAGAAGACATCAAAATAGTGCTGGAGTTTTAAAAGCAAATGCCACAGAATACCAACTTAAATTCATCTCCATACTTTGATGATTTTGAAGAGTTAAAAAATTATCAGAGGGTACTATTCAAACCAGGCTTACCTGTACAGTCTAGAGAACTTACTACACTCCAATCTATTCTACAGAATCAGATTGAGAAGTTTGGTAAGCATTTTTTCAAAGAAGGTTCTGTTGTAATCCCTGGCCAAATTGCATATGATTCGGACTATACTGCTGTACAAATTGATGATACTCACTTAGGTATTCCTGTATCTCTCTATCTAGAGAACTTAATAGGAAAAAAGATTAAAGGTGAAACTAGTGGTGTTACTGCTAAAGTAGAAAATTATATTACAAATAGAGA